TGATTGACTTGGGTATAGCACCAGAGCAAGCACGTATGGTCTTACCCCAATCCATGTACACCTCATATTACATCACTGGTTCACTAGCAGCCTTTGCTAGGTTCGTTAAGCAACGTAGCGACCCTCATGCTCAAGTAGAGATACAAGAGCTAGCTAAGATGGTTGATGCTGTGATTAGACCTCTGTATCCCGTGAGTTGGGAGGCTTTAGTTAATGAGCAGAACCAGAAAGAAGCCTAAGACAGGTGCTAAGTCAGTCTCACGTAGCTGTTGTAATCACGGCACATGTGAGTACTGTCTAAGCAATAGAATGCACAAGCACAACAAAAAACTAATACAAGAGAGAGAGAATATACATGAAACTGAAGCTAAAGCCTTGCCAAGTAGAACAGGTTGCAGTGACTTATCTAGATCAGATGCACCACGAGCTGAAGAATGAGTTAGTAGCTAATGATATAGACCCTTACCTAGATTCTACTGGAGTGGTAGATGTTACACGCTCTATTATAGCTATTGAGGTTATTATGCGAGAGCTTATGTTTGAGGATGTTTACTTCATATGGAAGCTTGAGAATGGAGTAGAGCTATGAGCGTCTACGAGGACTATATTCATAAGTCACGTTATGCTCGATACCTACCTAATGAGAAGCGTAGAGAAAGCTGGCCCGAGACTGTATCACGCTACTTAGATTACTTTAAGGATCGTGGTTCATTGGACGACAAGACGTACAAAGAGCTATACAAAGCTATCATAGCCAAAGAAGTTATGCCCTCAATGAGAGCCTTGATGACCGCTGGTAAAGCTTTAGATCGAGACCACATTGCTGGGTTCAATTGCAGCTACATGACTATTGACCACCCTAAAGCCTTTGACGAGATGATGTATATTCTTATGTGCGGCACAGGTGTAGGCTTCAGTGTAGAGCGTCAATATGTGAGCAAGCTACCTGAGGTATCCGAGGAAATGCACCCTACGGATACATGCATTATTGTGGATGATAGTAAGATTGGTTGGGCTAAAGCGTTTCGTGAGCTAGTTGTATTGTTGTACTCAGGTCAGGTACCAACATGGGACGTATCCAAAGTACGTGAAGCAGGCGCACCATTGACTACCTTTGGTGGTCGTGCGTCAGGCCCTGAGCCTCTAGTGGATTTGTTTAAGTTTACTGTTGGTGTCTTCAAGGGAGCTGCAGGACGTAAGTTGAGTAGTATAGAGGCACATGACTTGTGCTGTAAGATTGCTCAGATTGTAGTCGTTGGAGGAGTCCGTAGATCAGCTTTGATCAGCTTGAGTAACCTAACCGATGACCGCTTAAGACGGAGCAAGCATGGACAATGGTGGGACACAGAGCCACAACGAGGCTTAGCTAACAACAGTGCATGTTACACTGAGAAGCCAGACTTTGAAGCCTTTATGAATGAGTGGAGTAGCTTATATGAAAGCAGGAGTGGAGAGCGTGGTTTCTTCTCTCGTGTAGCTAGCCAAAAGCAAGCAGCTAAGAATGGTAGACGTGAAGCAGACCATGAGTTTGGAACTAACCCTTGTAGTGAGATAATCTTACGGCCACAGCAACTATGTAACTTAAGTGAGTGTGTGGTGCGTTGGGATGATACTCATGCTACACTGAAGAAGAAGGTACGTCTCGCTACTATCTTGGGTACACTACAGGCCACGTTGACTGACTTCCGTTATCTAAGAAAGAAGTGGAAGGATAATACAGCTGAAGAATGCTTGTTGGGAGTTAGCCTAACAGGTATATTAGATAACCAAAGAATGGGAACAGTGGGCCCAGAGCTAGCTAAGGAGCTAGAAGACTTAAAGAATGAAACAATTAAAGTTAATAAAGAATGGAGTGCTAAGCTGGGTATCAACCAAAGCACAGCAATCACATGCGTCAAGCCAAGTGGAACAGTCTCACAATTGGTCAACAGCGCCAGTGGAATCCATGGTCGGTTTAGTAATTATTATATTAGGCGTGTTCGTGCTGATGCTCGTGACCCACTTTGTGCAGTCTTAGAGCTCGCAGGAGTGCCTGTAGAGGACGATGTAATGTCACCCTCTACCAAGGTATTCAGCTTCCCTCAAAAGGCTCCAGAGGGCTCTACAATAGCTTCAGAGCAGACAGGTATGGAACAGCTACACCTATGGGATTGTTACCAACGACACTGGTGTGAACATAAGCCAAGCATTACGGTTTACTATAGAGACAGTGACTTCCTAGAGATAGGTAACTGGCTTTTTAATAACTTTGATGATGCCTCAGGGCTTAGCTTCCTACCGATTAGTGAGCATACGTATCAGCAGGCTCCTTATGAGGCCATAAGTGAAGCTGAGTACACTGAGTTGCTTAAGAGTATACCAGCTACTATAGATTGGGACATCACCGAAGCATCAGATGTGACCGAAGGTGCTCAGACTCTAGCGTGTGTTGCTGGGTCGTGTGAGATCTAAGTAGAGCATAATGCAAAAAATCCCTAGTAGTCATAAGATTACTAGGGATTTTTTATGCACTTAGTTTACCTAGCGCGTGTACGTGTTGGCAGTAGCTGCCTAGGTACTCTGGGATCTTCTACAGTTTGTTCATCACCATAGTCAAACAAACCATTACCGAGCAAAGCTGCCTGAGCTGGCATTTTATAAGCTTGCTTAGCTATGTCACCAGCTGATACCCTAGCATCAGTGTATTCAGCGATAGTTGCATCAGATACCTTACCTGTCTGACCTTTATCTAAAGATATAATATCCTCACGTTTTCCCTTGTTCCTCTTCTGGCGATTCTTAACCTTAGGTGGTCTTAGATCTACATAGATGGGAGGAGTTATAGACATTTCCCCATTAGGTAATGCAGCACCCAGCACCTTGCCAAGTACAGGAGTCTTCTCTAGAAAGTCATGAACATCAGAGATAAATGACATAGCTCTCTTGTTAGGCATTAGCTTAGTCATTACGTTGACACCACCCTCTACTACGGCACTACCTACATGCGAACTGCTCAACCAAAGACCATTCTTTTGTACATCCTCTAAGTTCTTGTTGAGAATGGTTATACCGTTAGGTCTATCCTCTATAGGTAATGTCTCATAGTGCTTATATAAGGCTATAGGATCATCAGTACCTAGCTCGTCATAGAGCTCCTTGATGTACCTATGTGCCTTATTCTTATTAGTTATAGCATCACTACCATGGTTACCACCAACACCTGTGTTTCTCTTGACAACCAATTTATTTCCTGTCTTAGCTTTCATACCCCATAGACGCTGTGCTGCATCAAACACATAACCTAAATCATCATCAGAAGCTACTAGATCGGTCTTAGTTTCCTTACCACTAGCCTTTTGTGAGCTGGAGGTACTCTTTTGTTTCTTAGCTGAGCTAATATAGTTAAGTTTTGTTAATGGCTGCATACCATCGTAGGACACTGAGTTGAGTACGTTGTCCATAACTTCAGCAATCTTACCTTTATGCGCAGTCTGTGCTGTTATGTATTTATTGTAATTAATCTGCGCTATCGCTTTCTCTTTATGACGTGCGGCTATCTTATGATCACCTGCTCTAGTGGCCTTAGCTGATAGAGCCATTTCCTTCTTAACTATTGCCTGTGACGTGCTATTAATACCATGCTTATCATAGAGAGCCCTAGCCTTAGGATTTAAGATTGAGTTAACACCACCTACGAATCCATCCTTAGCCCATTTACCTGCTCCTGTAAGCTTCTGTGCTAGGTGAAAAGCTTCTTTATAAGTGGTTACACCTTTAACATTAAAAGCTAATAGCTTCTTAGCTAGAGGTGCATACTCAGGGGTTATGTCCTTTATATTCTTAACTTCAGGCGTGTAGTGATTAGGAATATAATTAGCTGCGGAGCTCAATGCTCTCTTGACAGGCTCCAAGAGTGCCTTAGGTAAACCCAGCTCCAGTACGCCTACACCTGCTTCAATATTCTTAGCTATCCTAGGGTTAGCCTTTAGATACTTAAGACCTATCTTAGCTAAATCAGTATCCAAAGCTTCCTCAGCTGCCCAGTTCATTCCTTCGGCAGCAGTCTCGGTTACCCAAGCTGGCAGAGCTAATCCTAGGGCTGTACCAGTAGCTTCACCTACGGCCTCACCAGTACGACCAGCGTGTCTAAGGGCCACCTCTCCTAAGTTTATGTCCCCATCACTATAACGCTGCTCATCTGCTAGTGCATTAGTGTTGCCCTGTACAATGGTATTCTGTAGATTATCAAACCTCTCACCCAGTGGCTTAGGCCCAGCTTCGGGAGGATAGTTCTCAGGACGCTCTAGTGTGAAAGGCTTTCTAGCCCATTGTGCTGTATTGTTGAATAAGCTCATAGACCCTCACTGGAAAACTCAGAAGGTTTATCTTCAGATCCCTCATTAACCCACTGTGTTAAACGTCTAGTTAAAATATCTAGTTTCTGTAGATCACCACTTGCCGAAGCAACCTTCAATCCAGCATTATGAGACATCCATTGACCGAATGTTTTAGCAGATGATGCTGCCTTTGCCATAGCGATAGGGCCTGTTAGCATTGAAAGTGCAGCCGGTACGCCCATTGTGTATGCTGAAGAAAGCAATAATGCACCTTTGACAGCCTCAGCAGACTTAGATCCTACTATTAAACTTAACTTAGCAGCTACAGTTTTTTGAGTGAGCTCGGCTGTGTTGAGTATATTCTTAAGACGTGCCTGTGTTGAGATACCCACAATAGCTCGTAGATTCTCACCCTCTTTAGCTTTACGTAGTTTCTTAGCTAGGGCTGACATAGATCCAGTGGTTGCACCTTCTTCGGCTATTAGTTTCTTGATATATCCAGATCTATAATCTGCAAGAATATTACCATGTGCAGCTTTGTCTATGACACCACTATTACGGGCTTGCCCTAAAAACCTCATGAAGTCTTTATGTTTAGCTGGATCAGTATATACCCAATCACCAACTTTAGCTGGATCGCGCTTAGCTGCTACTTGCATTGTCTTACTATTTAGTCTCTTAACAGCATGAGAATAGTTAAGGTTTAGAAAGTCAAGTTTTCCCTTAAGATCTGGATCAAGCTTTTGTGCAGCCACTCCCATGATCTCTTCTAGTTTCTTTATTTCTCTATTGGCATAGTTAGCGCCTATCTTACCAGCGTTTCCACCTGCATCATTAGCATCACGTTTAATAGCTCTTAAATCTTTAAGTGTCGTATTAAGACTAGACATATTAGTAATATTATCAAGATCAAGAGCTACACTATTCACATCATTTATGAAAGGGTTCGCGCCAGCTGCCATTTTGTTCTTACGAGCACCTGCTGATTTTTTAACCTGTTGGACTATCTCTGTATTATAGGTTCTCAGATCAACTGGTATATTTTCACCAGCCTTATAAATTGAATCATACTGTGGTGAGTACTTTTTAGCTAATGCCTTTCGTGTGTCAACTAAGAGAGATTGTACTTGCGTACCAAAACCTTCTCGTGTTTGTTCTGTAAACAATTCATCTAAGTTTTTCTGTAGAGCTTTCTCTTGGGTTTCAAACGCATTATCAAGTACTTCTTTACTGCCCAAGCCAGCGCGACCAATACCTTCAAAGACAGCTGACATTTTAGAGCCAGTAGCTTGAAACCATGTTAGATCTGCACCATACTTTTGTAGTATTGACCTACCTACCTTAACTGCATCATCAGTAGACTCTATACCATTAGCTCGTAATGCTTTCTTAGAGATAGTGCCTAGTGATCCTAAGATTAAACCACCAGCAGCATCCCACTTAGCTGTGGTTACACCTTCCTTCAAGGCAGAGCGATAGTCAACCTCAGTACCATTCCACACATCCTCGCCCATCTCACCAAAGAATTGTCCAACACCAGCGCCACCAGCACTACCAGCAAGCACAGCTAAACCTTTAAGCATAGGATGCCCAACGGGAAGCTTAGCTGCTAACTCAGCACCTTTAATAGCGGCAGGTATTGAAGTTATCTCACCCATCCACTGAGACATTAGCTTACTAGTGGTCTCGTTAGCAGTACGCATGAAAGACATGTTGATGTTATCAAAAGACTTGTAGACATTCTCAGTCAACTGATCCATTGTCTTACCACCAAAACTTGGTGTACTATTGTAATCTGTTGGAGCTATTGTACCGTTACTTTGAAAAGGAAGTCCTAGGTTATTAGACTGCTGCTGTTGAACCATAGGCTCTACTGTAGCCGCTGGATTAGGGGTGAGGGAAGCCGCAGGGTTAGGTATAATACCAGACTGCTGTCCCCTCAGAAACTGTAGTTTTTCTTCACGAGTTGGGTTATTACCCTGTAAGCTCTGCATGTAAGCTAACTTTTCTTCTCTTGTTGCCATTATCTGCCCCTAGTTTGCGTCTTTCATAGCTTGTTCGTAAGCTGCATCTAACTGTGCGTCCGTCCAAGAACTATTATCATTCCAATCAATAGAGGTAGAGTTTAAATCAAGCCCATCTGACAATTGTGACTTTAGTTCTTCATAGCCGCGTCTACCAATATCCTTTAAAGTAGAAATCATAGCTTTAGTAGCTTCAGGGCCACGATCAGCATTAAGATATGCTTTCTTTAAAGCCTCAAGTTCTGCAACTGCCGCAGCAGCGCCTGTAATTTCCTTACGATATTGATTAAATAACATATCAATCTGAGCTACTTGTGTTACCCTGCCAGCATTATAATCTATAGTGCCTCCAACAATAGGGTTGTTTTTACTAACTCCTAGTTTGTCAAAGAAAGCACCTATCTTAGACCATGCAGCACCTTCGTATGTGAAGTAACTATCATTAAATTCAGAGCCTATTTTATCTAAAGTCTTCAATTGATCTTTAGTAGACATTAATTTTCCTTGAATTGCTGACCGCTGTGCCTTGGTAAGCTCTTGATTTCCCTTAGAATCAACATTGACAGTAACATTAGTACTGCTTCCTTTGTTCATCTGCTCTTGCATTTTCTTCATATTAGCTGGAGATCCTACTTCATAACCAGCACCATAAGCTTCAAATACTTTTTTAGCTAATGAACTGTGCTGATCACCTAAGTTCTTATAGCCGTATGCTCTGGCCTCGTCATTACCGTCACGTATAGCTTTTATGATCTGCTCAGGAACCTTACCTTCTAAAGAATTAGCTAAGGCGTTATCAGCTTCCTGTTGTGCAGCCACATCTGATTCCGTGTCCTCAGCCGCAACACTTGCTGCCAAAGAATCTTGATCATCTTTTTTAACTTTATTAGCTAGCTGTATAATCTGTCCTGCTTCAGGCACATGATTAGCATCCATCAGGTCTTTAGCTAACGTCATCTTACCTGCATAATCACCTTTGCTGGTTACTGCTTCAGCCATACGAGCACGTAAGTCTACCTTAGATTCTTCCTGAGATCTTAAATCTTCCATCTGTTTATCCCGACCACCTGATGCACCACCCAAGGCACGTCCAATAGTAGAGCCAATAAGACTAGCTGCTTGAGCGCGTACAGGATCACGAGCGCCTGCCTGAGCCTGCTGCATTAACTGTTGCTGTAGATCAGTTGAACGCTTGTTACGTTGTTGCAATAGCTCCTCAACTGAAGTACCTGCAGTAAATAAACCTTGATTTGCCATTAGTATTGTACCTTTATATTATAAGTTGTGGTGTGCTTTTGAGAGGTTATCATTAACTAAATAGTCCAGAGCCCCAATCATATAAATCCTCACCCCACTCCCCTATCTGTGCAGCGCCTCCAGCTGACCCAGCATAAGCGGTACCTAAACCTACAGCACCGGTTATCCAAGGGTTAGGCTGATAGTTAGCTCTATTAGCTTGTGCTTGACCTGTGATAAGACCGATACGGTTACGTTCAGTATCCAACTCATAGTTCTGAGCTAAAGCATCACGTTGTAATCCATAGTTCTGATCACCACGTAACATACCCATCTCATAATCTTGCAGCTGCTGCTGAGTAGCTAGATCCATCTTCTGTTGACCAAAACCATAGTCCATGTTCTGTTGATTCTGAGCCATACCTTGGTTAAACCCTTGACCTTGAGCAGCAAGCCCTAAGTTCTGACTAGCGAGTCCTTGGTTAAACCCTTGACCTTGCTGAGCTAAGCCAAAGTTACGATTAGCCATACCTTGGTTAAACCCTTGACCTTGCTGAGCTAAGCCAAAGTTCTGTTGGTTCTGTCCGTAGTCCTGAGCTAGGCGTTGCTGATCAAGCTGTTGCTGGGCTAAGTTCTGTTCAATACCAGCACCTTGCATACCAGCTCCTAACATGCCTTGAGCTGAACCTTGTAGATTGTTATACTGCTGCTGGTTCTGAGCTTGATTTGTATTAAACTGATTTAAAGCTAAACCAGACCGTTGCATACCTTGATTGAATGCGTCAGTGGTTGATTGAGAAGCTAAACCAGCTAAGGCTTGTGCTTGTGCTCGACTCACACCTAATGCATCTGGTTGTACAAAACCACCTTCAGCGCCTACACCAGCACCTTCACCTGATAAGCGTAGACCTAAGCGGCCTGAGCCAAACATAGATTCTTTAGCTCTGGTGTTCTGCTGAGCAAAGGCAGGCTGTAGTAAGTCACTACGTTGATCAAATAGATCCTGTGATCGTTCTTTAGTATCAAAGCTAGTATCCACTTGGTTAGGGGCCTGTTGTGCTAGTCCTGCAGCTTCACCCATTAGTCCTGTACTATCACCCACCAAACCACTCAAGCCTGAGTAAGGGGCCGCTAGCTCAGTAGTCATACCATCTTCTGTAGTTGTAGATGTACCAGCACCCGACCTAAATGTTATAGGTTTAAAGGTACCTGAATCAGGATTACCTTCAGGTACTCTAGGGCCTGTTGGTGGTGTAGGAAGTTGAGGCACTTGAGAATCTTGCATTGGCACTGGCATACTAGGCATCATAACATTACCTGTAGGCAGACCATCACTTCGTTGCGCTTGCTCACTAACGACAGGTGCTGCTTGCAGCGGCATAGCTCCTGTAGTTGCAAATGCAGCACCGTTATCCATACCATACTGTGGTGTTTCTCTACCAAACATACTAGGGCCGTTTAGCCTAGAATTGTTTACAGCAGCTAGGTTCTCAGGGTTAGGTTGCCATGGTTGCTGTTGTCCTGCATTAGATCCATAACCTAGGAAGTTACGTACAGTATCTTGAGATGCATTATTAGTACCACCATATCCTCCACCTGTTTCAAACGAATTATTACCTACCATTTGACTGTTTCCTTGATTCTGTCGTTGCTGACCGTAAGGTGTTAACTGTTGTGGAGCCCACGCTGGACGTTCATTAGGGCCCTGCGGTTGTCTCAAGCTTGGTGCCCAATCAGGACGCTCTGTAAAAGAACTAAAGTTGCTATTAGGTAACTGACCTAGCTGGGTTGCAGGAGCCTCTGCAGGCGCCTCTGCAGGCGCTGGAGAAGCTTGTGATCCTCCTTGGTTGCTAGAAGCGACCAAAGTGCCACCTGACATAAGACCACCCGTGGATGACACAGTGCCTGCAGCGACAGCATCACGCTGATTCTGAGTCGTAGGGTTGTCAATGAAAGCATGATCCAATTGATTATTTATTTGAGGCGCTCTAGCTGCATTCACTAAGTCTTTAGTTGACATACCAGCATTAGCAGGATTACTGAGTAGTTCCTGATATAGCTTTTGTGCTTGATCATTCATTCCATAATTAACTTGATTCAAGAATACCTTACCAGCACCTTTCGCTATAGCACCCATAGGGTTCACAGCAGCACCAAGCATACCTAGCTTTGTAGTAGGCAAGCTAAGTGACTTGGCCTTACCAGTAGGATAGTTAGCACCTGTAGCTGTGGTCTGAGTAGCATCACGATTACGCTCATGTGGGCTTCCTCCCCATACAGCTCCTAAGGGCTCTTGAGATGCTTTGGTATTCTTAGCTTTTACTTTCTTCTTAGAGCTCTTAGCGCCCTTTTTACCCTTAAGTGGAATACCTGAATATTTGGCTGCATCTGCTGCAGTACCATTAGGTGGTGGCATTATTAAACTCCCTCTACAGCGGTTAGTCTTGCATCAAGTGACGCTATTGTGGCTAAGGCTTCTTGTAAGGCAGCTGTGAGTAGAGGCACAATCTTGCCATGATCGATACCCTGCATCACTGCTTCACCCTCGCTATCCACTTCATCTTTAGTTCCTGAAGCAGCTGAAGGTATTACCTCGGCTAACTCATGTGCTAAGAAGCCGTCTACACGCTCACCTGAGCTAATCCACTCGTAGCTTACAGGCTTAAGAGCGTTGACTCTAGAAGCTGCATCCAACACTGGTATTAGGGCGGTCTTTAAACGATAGTCTGATGAAGTAATGTGTGAGGTTGCCGTAGCGGTTCCAGAAACTATAAGATCCCCTGTAACTCTAAAACCGTTACTAACATAGCTTTCTTCCCATGAGGAAATTAAAGCAGTAACAGTACTACTATCTTTCCTTAGGCGCATGTCTGGATAACCATTCTGCCCCCATAAGAGGAAACCTGAGTGGTTATCATTTCCAACAGCGTCTGATCTGAACACTAGGGCATAAGTACCGCTAGCAACATTAGCCATTGTGATACTATCCAGAGCCTCAACACCTCTATTCATAGTGATAGGGCCAGTGAATGCGGCACCACCAGCTAAGTCAGCCTTAAGATTAGCCTCTGTAGTTACAAAGGCAGTTGTTGCTAGTTGTGTAGTATTGGTGTTTGCAGCAGCTGTTGGAGCCGTTGGAGTCCCTGTTAACGCAGGACTAGCCAAGTCAGCCTTAAGATTAGCCTCTGTAGTTACAAAGGCAGTTGTGGCTAACTGAGTAGTATTATTACCTACAGTGGCCGTAGGAGCCGTAGGTACGCCTGTTAGTGCTGCGTTACTTGTATTAGCCTTAGTGGCCACGGCTACTGCAATGGCTGAATATTCATCATCAATCTCAGTTCCACTCACTGTCTTAAGTGGGTTGCCTGTGGTGAGTGCGTCCTTAGTTGCGAAGTTTGTTGCTTTAGTATAATTAGACATATTTAGAGTACCTTACCTTGTTTGGCAAAAATTGATATTTTCTGTAAGCTCATTGCAGTACCATTAATATCTGTAGTGAAACCTATTTGTATTATGTTACCTGCTCCCTGTGTGGGTGACGACTGATCATTTATAAGTACTGCTCCGGCATACTCAGCAATATTATACTCAGCAACGCCATACTCGTGTACAGTTCCCTCTGTTAGAATAAAGGTTGAGGAGAAGTAAATTGGACTATATTCATAACCAACCTTGAGTGCAAAAGTCTGACCAGAGGCACCTACCGTGGTGGCTGTTATCTTCTTTACAATCTTGTTTACATTGGGAAGTCCCAAGTCGAAGTAGTTACTATAATAAGACATAGCATACTTGACACCATCATCTGAATACAAGCGATACTTTGCAACACCATTAGGTTGTGCAAAGTATAACTCAGAGTCTAGTGATAATAAACCCTTAGGTGTTAACAAGGGCCATATAGTTACTCTGAAGCTACCATCTTTCATTGGCGATCTTGTATCAAAACAAAATGTTTGTTGAGTAGCTGGGAAGGTCAGTAAATAGAAAGCGTTAGTTGGTGAATAGACTGACTTAACATCAGCAAGTACTTCAGCATTAAGAGCCTCTATAATATCATCACGTATGTTCTTAGAGATGTCCCTCATAGGCGCAGACTTCTCTTGTACTGTACGATTTAATGAACGTACACCTGTGTTACTTAGGAACAGAATGTCCTCACCAGTGTTCTGTACTGAGTCACGAGCTATGCAGCCAACACCTTCAATAACCTCTACCAAAGTAAGATTAGCTGTAGTCATGCCTGTTTGAAAGTTATCACCATCACTATAGATGATAATGTTATTCTTACAGAAGATGATTAAGTTTCCGTTATGCGCACCTAAGGCTACTATCTCGTCCATACCACGCGTTAGGACGCTAGATATGTCTAATGATCCTGAAGTGCCTGTAGAGAACTTAGCTCCATCAAGAACATCAGAGAACCATACAGTCGTCTTGTTTGTCGTTGTGTCTGCAGTCCATAAGCGACCATATGCAGCTAGTACTGTATTAGCACTTTGGTAGCCTGCAGTTGCATGTGTATGGCTAGCATAAGATACAAACTCATCTGTAGTGGTCTCATTGGTATAGATTAGTGGTACATAACCTCTCTGGTAGAAGAAGTGATGATCATTCAGAGTGGCTGTTTGCCAGTTACCAGCCGCTATAGTGTCTGTAGTAGTGGGTGTGAGTGTAGTGAGTGAAGTACTACCTTTGAAGAATGAAGTAGCATTCCACGACAGTAATGTATCAGCGCCTGTGATCTCCTTAAAGTTAGAGAGCCCTAGTAAGTTTACACCTGTGCTTCCTACGGTGAGTGTAGTCCAGCCCTTACGTGAACCTAAGCGACCATACTTATCAATAATACAATTGTCAGCGTGTAGCGCGTAACCTTCCTGTAGTGTTACACCTGACTCTTGGGTGTTTAGACCATAGAATGCAGGCGCAGCAATAGAGGCCGCTATGAGTTGTTTAGCCATGAGCTACGGAGCCTCCCATATTAGTTCCTCAGGATGCTTAGCTGCATCTATAGCAATAGCATCAGATAAGTAGACGGAAGCAAGAGACTTAGCTGACACTGCAGACATACCACCATCCTCACCACGCTCCTCAAGCGCCATAGCATAGGCTAAGGCTTGTACAGGTAGGAAAGGAACTTTGAGAGTATCATCATCATCAGCTATGTCAGGTGATCTTTTGATCACGTTAAACAATAATTGATAAACTCCATCAGGTTTTGGGTACACATCAACCTGTGTATCACCTGAGGTATTAATACCGTTAAAACTATAATGTAGTGGACTGCCCGTATGTGGTCCTGCAAACAGGAAAGTTTTGTTAAACCAATGTGCAGTCCTATACGTAAGAAAGTTATTACTTGTGTTGTTAATGACCTCAAGAACCACAGACTTGTCACCAAAGTCAGTAAGGGCATAATTGAACACATCAGCTTGTGTACTTACCGTTAATGTTTCACGAAGACTAGACCAGTTCCACGCACTCTCTACCATCTCTACAGCATCGTGTACTAACAGACCAATAAGCTTAGAGTAGCTGTTTTCATTAATAGAGCCTACCTCACGCTCCCTTAGTCGTATAAGGATGTTGTTGACTGTTTGCTTATATGTTTTCATTTAGTTGCCTTGTTTATTAAAGTTTGATTGAGCCTAACTTACCTGATACTAATTTGGTGAGTAAACCTCTCAAGCCAAACTTGACTACATAGATACCTATTATTAAGTACTGATACCACTCGGGCATGGATGCAAAGGATTCAAAGGCTGCTGTTATCTCCTCTTGGTAACCTAGGAAGCTAGCGGCTACAGGAACTAAAAGCAAAGCAATCATTATATCATCTACAAATGACTTATCCATCTGTTGCATAGCAATATAGTCTAGGTTATAGTCTTGTGTCTGACCATTATCAGCTAGCTTGTGTGCTGCCTTAGCGCCTGCTACCTTAACATCAGCAGCAGCTTCAATGCTTATAATATCTGCTGCTGACTTAGCTGCCGCCACGGCCTGCTTACCTTTAATTACTGTAGTAACTACATCACCTATAGGCTTTAGAAAGCTTAACCATGCCATAATATTAACCCCTCATCATAAAGGCTGCACCTGTCACCAAGGCAGCTATTAGTAATCTTATAAACCATTCATTAGCACTACTTGTCTTAGCACCTAAGGCTAGCTTGATAGCATGTGTATCTATCTCTTTACTGTGCTTATTGAGCCTAGTGTCCTGTGTATTGTTGTGTATCAATAGACCATCAATCTTGGTATCTATCTCAACTAGTTTAACCATAGCATCAGCTAATTTATCAATCTTAGCTTCAAGCCTATCGAATCTCATGTCAGCTTCCATGTTAATCATCTCAAATATAAGGCCACACCAAAGAGTGCCGCCATAACTATTAATAATGTACTAAATACTTTAAGCAGTAAAGACACATTCTCCTCTATTGCTTTACGTCTAGCATATCTCTTACGTGCCTTTAGCTTCTCAGCTTCCTTTTGGTCTCTACTATACTGAGCTTTAAATTCAAGCCACTGGTGATATCCTAATAATGATTCCTTATTCAACATCTGTTTAAGTTCAAGTTCTTGTTTAGCTAAGGCTTGCTTTGCTTGATAGGCAGCCATAACGTCACCAGTGCCTGACTCAACTTGCTTAGCTATAGCTTTCTCAGCACCAAAATATTCAGCTACCGCCTTACCTGCTGACATTAACTCGCCACCGTTATTTAGGGTGGTCTTAATAACCTTAAATGCTGCATTAGCAATTGCTAATTCTGCTAGCATATCCATAACCTCCTTGAGTAATCTGTAAGCTCATAAGGCCCTTTAGGAGGCTGAACTGGCCTATAGTCATAGCTACGTATTACCTGAGGTTCTACGACCAGTACAGAGCCTTGTGGAGCCTGTGAGCTACTTAGGTGTACTGGGTAGATCTCAGTGGTACTAGACCACACTAAGCAGCTATTTCTTCTTGAACTACTGTGAGTGAATTAGAAAGCATATTAATAAAAGCTTCCTTACCTACTAATAACTGATCAAGGTTAAAACGAGTTGACTCTATCTTACGATCAAGGTCTGCACAATGATTAACCATAGCTTGCTGCTCTGCGGTCATCTCTTCGTACTTGTATTCAATATCATTTACTGTAATGGGGGTGGTTTGTTTCTTGCCCATGAGTATTTCCTCTTTAAATTAAGCTGCGGCTGCTGTAGCAGCAGTCATGTTTTCAGTAGTCCAGAAGTCCTTAGCCAACATAATGCCTAAGTGTTCCTTGTTACGTGATATGGTATCAGCCCAATCAGCATCACTCATATCAGCAGGTTGTCCTGCATTAATTAAGTCTACTGAATCACCCATTGCTGAGTAGTGCTGTGCGATTTCTTCGGTTGTTTGTACTTCACTCATTTTACTTCTCCAATTTACTTTTAAGGTTTAGGGTACTTATCTTTAATTACTTTAATATCAGCTTTCCAAGCATCAATACCATTGTGGTAGATGTTGTCCATCTGTTCTGCTATGGCAGGATACTCAGAGATTCTACCTTCAATCCATGCGCTACTCTCCTGCTCTGAAGTAGTTGTGGCTATATCAGTTTCTCTCTGTACCTCCTCTGCTGGGGTTAATGTAACCAGCTCACCATTTACATACTTATTCATTAGTTTAGTCCTATTAAAGTTATTGTTCCTGATGTAAGGTTGGAACTACCAGCAAATCTAAGTCCTTGTAGTTGACCTGAAGCTACACCTCTTGCCCTTACTTTATAGAAATAAGAGTTACCACTAGTGCCCCTATGTCCTACTGCTGTGAAGGATGGAGACCCTGAAGATCCATTACCTGTTATACCAATTTCAAAGGTGCTGCCTGTGTTTGTACTTCCAGTAGTACCTACTATAATTGAACTTCTATCTACTGAGGCACTAAGAGCTATGTTTGTTTGGTAAGCGTAGGTGGTTTCAGTAACATAATCATAGTTAGCAGCTCCTGAATTATAAGCACCTCCCTGTTTAACCTGCATAGTTAAGTTCATGTCAGCAGTCTGCAAGTCTGTAAGGATAACCCTATATGCCTTGTAGGTACCATCAAAAGCATTCTCTATATCAACGCTAGCAACGCTTGATGATATGGTTGTGGTAGTTATAACTGACCAAGCGCCTCCACTAAGTGCTGCACCATTGATGGATAGACCACTAGCATCAATCTTCAAGCGTTCAGTAGTGCCAGCTGCAATTACTACTGTATCAGCTAAGGCTGTAGTACCAGCGTAGTCACCAATGATGGTGTTATTAGAGCCTGTTGTGATTGCATCACCAGCTCCTTTACCAAGTCCAACGTTCTTAGTACCTGTTGTGTTATTGGCTAAAGATCTTTGACCAACTCCTGTGTTATAAGAGCCTGTGGTGGTTAAGTTTAAAGCGGTATGTCCAATTCCTATGTTGAAATCACCCGTTGTAAGCCGCTCCATAGAAAAAGCGCCTACTGCAGTATTCCACCTTCCATTAGTCATGAACTTTAGTGTGTTCTTACCAACTGCAACGTTTTCAACTGCTGTGGCGTATGACCAGTTCCACATAGAACTATCGCCAATAGCAGTGTTAGCTTGACCTGCGTTAGAGAAGCCAGCCCAATGACCTACGAATGTATTCTGATGAGTAGTCGTTACAGAACCACCAGCACCAAATCCAATACCAGTATTTGATTCACCACTAGTTACTGAATCTAAAGCACCAGAACCAGTAGCAGTGTTCCAACGAGCAGTAGTAGCAGCTGTCAAAGCCTCAGAACCTACACCTACGTTATGCTCTCCGCTAGTGATCGAGTTTACTGCGTTAGCTCCTAGACCTGTGTTAGCTGTTCCTGTAGTTGTACCGTCAGATAATCCACTAATTGAAGTAGCACCTCCTCCTCCAAGTGCAGTAGCAGAACCGTTAACGAATAATCCTGCCGAAGTAACTTTAACTCGTTCTGTTGTACCAGAGCCAATAAGCACTGTATCAGCCATTGCAGCAGTACCAGCTAAGTCACCTATTATGGTGTTGTTTGATC